GGACTACAGAACAGCATGCTATTGAAATCCAGAAACTTATTAAAAAATGGGATATAGATTATATCTACATTGACTCTGCTGCTCAACAAACACGATTCGATTTTGCACAAAACTATGACATTTCCACTATTAATGCCAAAAAGTCAGTACTAGATGGTATAGGATGTGTGGCTACTGTAGTAGATAACAATCAATTATTCGTGCATCAAGGATGTAAAGAGTCTCTACTGTGTTTAGACCAATATCAGTGGGATCCTAATCCTAATTTATTAAGAGAAAAACCTAAACATAACTATGCTTCTCACATGGCAGACGCGCTACGATATGCAATATATTCGTTTGAAACAAGCGCCACTACATTCTAATTATACCTATCAAAAATAGTTCTTGACATGAGTTTAAAATTACGATATAATTCTATTATACGAGTAGGTTTATGACTTTAAGAAGAGATTTAGTTAAATATGTTCGTGACAAGGCCAAGTCTAAATATAAAAAAGGAACGGATTGTTACATTTGCGGGAGTACAGAGAATCTGGACTTTCATCACTACAACGGATTAACCGAGTTACTAGAATGGTGGATGAAAAAACAAAACATCACCATAAAAACTGAAGAAGAAATACTAGCACTTCGTGAAACTTTCATAAAAGAAAATTATGACGAAGTATATAACCAAGCTGTTACTTTATGTCATATGCATCACATGAGATTGCATACAATATACGGAAAACGACCCAAATTAATGACAGCAACAAGACAACAAAGATGGGTGGAGATACAAAGAGACAAATATGGCATGGTATGATAGATTTATAGGCAGAAGCGAAGAGGTTAAAGAAAACCCTGCGCAATATGTTATATCTCGTGACCAAGGTACCACAATTGATAGTCGCGAAAGAATCCATACGTATAGAAACGCTTACGAACAACTAGAAGTAGTAAATAGAGCAGTCAACATGATTGTAGACGACTCTTCTGAAGTACCTTATGATGTTGGTGAGAAAATTCAAGGTATAACGCCTGTTAAAAAAGAAGTTAGAAGAACTAGAGTCGACCTACTGTTAAACAAAGAACCAAATCCATTTCAAGATGTAAGCACATTTAAAAGAAATCTCTTAATAGACTTACTAATTGATGGAAATATATTTGTTTATTACGATGGTAGACATCTTTATCATCTTCCAGCGGAGCATGTAACTATACATAGTGATGATAATACTTATATAGAAAAGTTTACATATGATAACACTATAGATTACAAACCTTCAGAAATTATACATATTAAAGAAAACAGTTTTAACTCTATTTATAGAGGAGTACCTAGACTCAAACCAGCACTAAGAACTATGCAGTTATTAGCAAGTATGAGAAACTTCCAGGATAACTTCTTTAAAAATGGAGCAGTACCAGGATTGGTACTAAAGTCACCAAACACTCTTTCCGAGAAAATCAAAGAAAGAATGTTACAGGCTTGGGTTGCTAGATACAATCCTCAGTCAGGTGGGAGAAGACCATTGTTTTTAGACGGTGGTTTAGAAGTGGAAAACTTAACGGAAATTAATTTTAAGAATTTAGACTTTCAAGAAGGCATAGCCTCTAATGAAAAGATTATTCTTGAAGCGTTAGGTATACCACCAATCTTGATGGATAGTGGCAATAATGCTAACATTAGGCCAAATCACAGATTGTATTATTTAGAAACCATACTACCAATCACAAATAAGATTAAGTATGCTTTCGAGAGATACTTCGGTTTCAAACTTGATGAAAATATTGCAGGTATTCCTGCTTTACAGCCAGAGTTAAGAGACCAAGCAAGTTATTTTGCTACTCTAGTTAATTCTGGTATTATGACACCGAATGAAGCAAGGGAGGCACTAAGACTTGAAGAAATCACAGGATTTGATCAGCCAAGAGTTCCTGCAAATATCGCAGGTTCAGCCTCAAATCCAGAAGAAGGCGGCAGACCTCAAGAGGCCGCGCCAAGCGAGGAAGAATAATTATGACAAAAGACATGATGGTAAAGGCTTTATCCGATTTCATAGCCAGCAAAGGCGTTGAGACAATGGATTTAGTAACATATAAAAGCTTCGGCAACGATGTACCTGTAAAAGACTTTATGCTTAGACGAGCATTTGGGTCTTGGAATAGAGTATGTGCAGTTGTCAAAAAACGATATCCTGTCCAAGTAGTAGTGAAGGTAGCACCTAAGAAGGTAGCTCCTAAGAAAAAAGTAACTGCTAAAAAGGAAGTTAAAGATGTCAAAAAGTAACGAAAAGATATATCAATGGACTAGCACTTTTAAATCATTAGGTGAAACTGATGATGGTGGAATTAATATTAAAGGTTCTGCAAGTACAAATGGACTAGATAGAGCTGGTGATATTATCGAAAGCGAAGCGTGGATGAAAGGTGGATTGGAAAACTTTAAAGGTAATCCAATTATTCTTTTCAACCATGACTATAATAAACCAATCGGCAGAGCCACTGGTTTAGAAGTGACCGATAAAGGCTTGGAAATATCTGCAAAGATATCAAAAGCAGCAGGTGATATAACCCAATTAGTTAAAGATGGTGTCCTCGGAGCATTTTCAGTAGGATTCAGATGTAAAGACTCTGAATATATGACTGATACCGATGGGTACAAAATAAAAGACGCGGAACTATTTGAAGTGTCTGTAGTATCAGTGCCTTGCAACCAAGGGGCAACCTTTGGATTAGCAAAGTCATTTGATAGTATGGATGAATACAGAAAGTACCAAAAAGAAATTTTACAGGCTAACTCAACCGCAGCAGCAGACGCTGTTAAAATTGAGCAGCCAAGCGAGGAGAAATCCTCATCAACGGAGACTGATATGTCAGAAGAGAGAAAATCTCCTGAAACTTCAATCGACCTTGAAGCATTTGCAAAAAAAGTAGCAGAAGATACTGCGACTAAAATTGCTATGAAGCAAGCCGAAGCAAAGGCAGCAGAAGAAGCTAAACAACAAGAAGCAATTCAAGTTGAGGCTGAAGAGAAAGCTGTTCAAGAAGCTAAACAGGAAGAAACAAGGACTATAGTGGAAGCTGGTTTGACAGGAGCTGAAAAGCTAATGAACGACCTAGAAGCTAGAGTTAACGAAAAAAATGAAGACTTGAAAACAGTAGTCGACAGCCTAGAAAAACAACTAGCAGAAAAATCAGAGGAAATCATGAGTATTCGTGAATCCAAAAGAACTTTCGCTAAAGGTAATGGCGGCGACTGGAAGAAAGACTTCGAGAACGATATTATTGACGCAAAATTTGCTGGTTTAGCTACTGGTAAAGGATGGGACAATGAGTACTCAAAATCATTAATGGAAAAAGTTAACGCACATTCAGGTGTTGGCGTTTCATCAGCAGACTTTGAGCAAATCGTTTCAACAAATATCGAAAGAGATATTCAAAATGAGCTAGTTTTAGCACCTCTATTTAGAGAAATTGCTATGACTTCTGCTAATATGATTATCCCAATCCTACCAGACAGTGGTTATGCTGAATTTGCTTCAGCTCAAACTGCAGCAGGTAGTTCACCACATGGTAACTTAGCTCAAAGAGGCGACTCTTTAGGTTCACCTTACGGTGGTGTAGACTTAACTGAAAGAACACTTTCAACAGTTAAGTTGATTTCACAATCATACTTAGGTAATGAGACTGAAGAAGATGCAATCATGCCAATACTTCCTTTAATTAGAGAGTCAATGGTAAGATCTCACGCTAGATCAATTGAAAATGCAATCTTAGCTGGTAACAGCTCACATGGTGTTCACACATCAGGTGCTTTTGAAGGTCTACTTACTATGGCAGACGGCTCAGATGCTGATTATACTCAACCATCAGGAACTTATGCAGCAGCGGACGTAGTTACTGCAGCAGACCTACTTGGTTTGAGAAAAAATATGGGCAAATATGGAATTAACCCTTCTGAAGTTATCTTCATCGTATCTCAAGATGCGTACTATAACTTACTAGAAGATGCTGAGTTCCAAGACGCTAACCTAGTTGGCGACATGGCTACTAAGCTAAGTGGTGAAATTGGACAAGTATTTGGATCAAGAGTAATCATGTGTGATGAGTTCAAAGCTAAAGCAGCTGGTGGATTCAACGCAGTAGCAGTATACCCAAGAAACTATGTAATGCCAAGATTAAGAGGTGTTACAATTGAATCAGACTACGAAGTAGCTAATCAAAGAAGAGTCCTAGTGGCTTCTCAGAGATTAGGATTCACTGACTTAATTGACGGTGCTAATTCGAAGTGGGGATTAAAGTACAAAGCTAGTTAATAGCTAATTACGGTTTTGGTGGGTTACCTATAACCCACCCTTTTTAACTATGGCAGACTTAATAACAGTAAACGAATATAAAGACGCAGAAGGCCTTCGAGGAGAGAAGGATGATGATCGTCTGGCTGTTATAGTACCTCAGGTATCTGATTTAGTTAAAAAGTATTGTGGAATATCATTTATAGATTATTTTAGTACAAATAAAGTAGAAACTTTTAACATTGACGACACGCACACAAGCACCATAATTATGAGTGAAAGTCCGTTAGTCACAGTTGATAGTGTAGAAGAAAGAACAACTTATTCAGAAGCATACCAGACTTTAACAACAGCTAAGTACCAGTACTATGTTGATTCAGAAAGTGATGCAATAGTAAGAACTAATGAACAAGGAACACGTATAGCGTGGCCAAAAGGTTTAGGAGCAGTAAAAATAACATATAATGCTGGATATGCTTCTACTCCAAAAGATTTACAACTAGCACTATTTGACTTAGTAAACTATTACATAAGAGACGAGCATAAAGAAAGAAGAACATTAGGCGGAGCTTCAACACAGAACCAAGGAACTTCAGGAATTAGAGAAAGTTCAGATTTTCCAGACCATATAAAAAGAGTACTGGATTTGTACAGAGTGGTTAT